CCAAGCTCGAACCAAATTGGGAAGGCTATAATGCAACACTTGAACACATTGCTAGACCTCCATTGATGTTTCGACACACCTTGTTGAATCGAGCTTGTCAAGATTGGATCAAACCATTGCTTGAGGAGAGAAAAAGGTTAGATGTTTATTTCCAACCATTGTCATTCAAGGAATCCATACTTGGAATACCAGGAAGAAGATTTATAGATCCTATTCCTATGAGTACAAGCATGGGGTTTCCTCTGTTTGGCCAAAAGAAAAGGTACTTCACTGATGTAAAGAAAAGTGAAGTGCTATTGGATAGAGTACCAGACAAGTCAGTGGTGGAAGAGTATGACAGAATGTTGGCATGTTGGCAAGAAGGAAAGAGAGCTTACCCTGTAAGTTCTGCAACTCTTAAGGATGAACCTACTCCGGTGGGATCATCTAAAGTTAGAGTGTTTCAAGCGGCTCCTGTTGCATTCAGTATGCATGTTCGCAGACTGTTTTTACCAGTGATGCGATTTTTGTGTGCTAACCCAACCTTGTCAGAATGTGCTGTTGGAATGAATGCTTTTGGCCCTGAATGGGACACTCTCATTGATCATGCTTTTAGTTATGATAGCGAAGAGGGTGTTCTTGCCTGGGACTATTCTAAGTATGATGTCCGAATGAGTTCTCAAGTTGTGAAAGCTGTCTTAGGTATGTATATAGAACTTGCTCTTGGGGCTGGTTATCACCAAGATGATATTCACATTATGAGAATGATGGTCAATGACATTGCACATCCTTTGATTGATTACAACGGAGTGCTTCTGATGGCATTCAACATGAACACGTCAGGAAACAGTATAACTGTAAATATAAATAGTACTGCGAATTCCTTATATGTTCGCATGGGATTTTTCTCATGCATCCCTGAGGTGGAGGACTTCAGGGCCAATATGGCTTGCATGACGTATGGTGATGATTTTATTGGAAGTTTGCGCAAGGAATATCATGATCGCTTCAATTTTGAAGTGTACCGAGATTTCCTAGCCAAGCATGATATGAAGATCACACTACCCGACAAAGGCAATACCTCGAGTGCTTTTATGGAAATTGAAGATGTTGATTTCTTGAAACGAAAAAGCAAATACATTGAAGAGATCGAAACGACAATCGGTCAACTTGATGAAATGTCTATTTTCAAGAGTTTGCATGCAAATTTAAAATCTAAAGAAGCTACGCTTGAGCAGGTTGCAGCAAGTTGTGTTGAGAGCGCACTGCATGAGTGGTTTGCTTACGGCAAGAACCATTATGAATTGCGCAGGGAACAGATGAAAGAAGTTTGTCAAAATGTTGGCTTATTGAATTTATCTGTTTTGGACTACACGTTTGAAGATCGTGTAGAACATTGGAGGGAAAAACATCTTCTGGGATAGCGTAGTTACAATAACATGAGTGGACGCTCCTATTTTTCGATATATATTTCATGTTGGTATATGTTACATAGTTTCATACTTCTATAAAAAGTGTACATAAATTTCCTGTAAATACAAGGCGTTTTCCCTCTTCGCGAAGTCTAAAAGAGGCCCAAGACATAGAGGATGTCTATAACTTTCCTACAGCGCTGGATGGCGCGATTGAACACATTGCGAGTGGATTATCAGTTTTATTAGTGGTAGTCGTCGCCTATACC